ACCGGGAAGATCCTAGACCTGCCTCGGTTGATTGGGCACATGAAACTCGAGGCTCAAGCCACATCAATCGGGCAAGCTTTTTGGAGAACTGCGCCAGCTCTGCAATAGGTCGTGGACTCGCAACTCTCGGATTAAGCACATCGAAGAATCGCCCATCCAGGGAAGAGATGATTAAGGCAACGAGGGAATCTCGAAACTACATCGAAGAAGCTTCTGAAGCTGCAGCGAACGGCGATCTAGAAACTCTAAGAACTATTTACAACACAGCTCTAAAGTCACAAGTTGATAACGATGTCCTAGAAGCTATCAAAGGCTTGGCTGATTCAATAAAGTCCAAGTAAAGTGAAAGGGCTGTGACCCACAGAAAAGTCACAGCCCGACGCTTATGGCGTCACCCAACCACGATGGGCACTTACAGTATAGCCCTAGGAAGGCGCAGGATGAGTCTAGAAGCCTTATCAGCCGTTTTACATCATTCACATAGCACCGGCACAGCTCGGGCCGTCCTGACGGCTCTGGCGTGGCATTTAGGGGATGACCCTGAGGAAGGCTGCTATCCATCACAATCTCGCTTGGCATCATTAGCCGGGTGCTCCGTTAGACAAGTTCAACGCAACCTACAAAAGCTGGTCGAGCTAGGTGAAATTGAAATGTCGCAACATGACGGAATCGGGTATCGGTTCGACAGAATAACAAACCGGTACTGGATCCAGATAGACTGTCCAGAAGGATGCGACGGCACTTTGAGTCACAAACTACGGGGCGTCAAAAAAGGCAAAACGGGACGTCATTTAAGACTCATCGGGGTGACACCCACGACGTCACGGGACGGCGTAGATGTCGCCTTAAAGTTAACTAATAATTAACTTAAACTTAAAAGAACACTAGAAAGGAAAAACACAGAAATGGCAACAGTAATCATCTATGGAAAAGTAGCTGAAGTAGTAAACGAGGGCTACCCAAGACTCAAGGTCTGGGAGAGCTATGACTTCAAGGGCGAACAACGTAATCGCTTATGGACAGCTTGGCTAGACAACGGAACAAACATCCAAAAGGATGATGAAGTAAGCATTGAAGGATCACTAGGAACGAAGGTCGGTACTTACAACAAACCTGGACAGGAAACTAAACAGGTTGTAGAGCACTCACTCAACAATTGCCTAGTAAAGCTAACCAAGGCAGCTGAGCCTAAGACCTCTACCCCAATTGAGGACATTATCAACATCATGGCTCCACCACCAGGAATACCACAGAACAATCCGTTCTAATGTTCGAGTTGTTTATTGCCGGTGACCCAAGACCGCAGGGATCTAAGAAGGCATTCAATCGAGGAGCTCACATAGTCCTAGTTGAAGCCAACAAAGACCTGCCAGCTTGGCGAGAGCACATGAAGAAAATGCTGGAACTTAAAATGATGGAGTTCGACAATCGCTTCGATGTAGCTGTATCGGTGTCATTGACCTTTTGGCTAAGAAGGCCTAAGACCGTCACCAGGCAATACGCAACTCAGACCTACGATTTAGACAAGCTAACTAGAGCTGTCTTTGACTCACTAACTCAATCCGGGGTAATCAAGGATGACTCTTACGTTGTAGATTTGACAGCTCGAAAGAACTACAGCGACTTACATGAACCAGGCGTCCTAATCAGCTTGACACCGTTTGATAACAGTTTCATAACGGCTGGCGTGTCGGAGTTAGAGCGTAAACGCAGGGGCCTAGTTTGAAGCTATGAAGATTCTATTTTTAGATCTAGAGACTTCTCCGAACCTGGCACATGTTTGGGGACTCTGGGATCAGAACATAGCAATAACACAGATAGAGCGTTCCACAGAAGTCTTATGCTGGGGAGCTCGATGGCTTGGAAGCGACAAGGTAATCTTCAAGTCAGTTCACCACCATGGCAAGCAAGCGATGCTCGATGAATTACATAAAATCATGAATGAAGCCGATGTCCTAATCGGATGGAACTCTGCAGCTTTCGACTCAAAGCACATCAAACGAGAGTTTATAGAAAACGGCTACTTACCACCTAGCCCTTGGGTAGAACTAGATCTAATGAAAGTCGTTAGGTCTCAGTTCAAGTTCCCAAGCAACAAGCTCGATTACGTAGCTCAAAAGCTAGGCGTCGGAGCTAAGGTGCAACACTCAGGCTTTCAGCTTTGGTTGGACTGCATGGCCGGTATCCCTAAAGCCTGGAAGATGATGAAGGAATACCAGATTCAGGATGTAAATCTGCTATTGGATCTTTATGACATCCTGCTGCCATGGATCAAGAACCACCCTCATGTTGGAGCATCTCAAGGTAAGCCAGAAGCTTGCAGGAATTGCGGAGACACCGACATTAGACCTAATGGCTCACAGACAACCGGAGCTGGAAGGTATAAGAAATACAAGTGCGCTAGATGTGGCACTCACCACAAGGGAGAGCTAATCTCCAGGGGAATGTATAAATAACAATTTGATAACAAACCTTGGGTAAATCACATAAATCTGTAGCCCATTGTCATAATTGACATACCACACACAGAAAGGCAACAAATTGCTAAACATAATGAGAATAACTATGGCATCAACCGTAGTCATCCTGGCTACATTCGCCGGCTTTATAGTCGATGAACCGGTCATTGGTCTGCTGGCGTTAGGCGCAGCCATCCTATTCCTAAAGGCTGATTGGAGTAGAAACTAATGGACTTTGAAAAGATCGTAGACAAGCACAAGGACAGCATTACTGAGTTATCAATCATGGGATTTAACCTTGGTGTAGCTGAGGGAACTAAAGCTGAGCGCAACCGAATCATCAGAGAAGTCGATAGGCAAATCTGTTTCGAGTATGCAACTGAAGGCAGCTGTGAGCACTCTAGCTGTTGGGTATTGGATAGCGCATTGAAGATTATAAAGGCAGACCTAAAGTGAATCAGAAGAAAGTTGACAAAGTAATCAAGAGCTTCAAGACCAGCGTCTACTCTGAGGGATTCCTAAACGGTGTTAGGTATGCTCGCAATCAGTTTGTAGAGTTCCTTGATGCTCACTACTCACTAGGTGACATCCTTACGGTTGAAGAGATCATCAAAGAATTAGAGTATTGGAAGATACAAGATCATCAATTGAAAGGGTTAGCAGATGGCATCATGGCACCAATCTACGGCTTGGGCAAAAGCGAGGACGTATGCGAAGACTGTTTTGGAGCCGATCTGTGCCTCGTGTGCGAAAGAACTAGCCAATGAGGACTGGACAATTGATCACATCGTTCCTCCAGGGGAAGGCGAGCCCAATCATGACATCAACAATCTCCAATCACTCTGTCGAAGCTGCAACGGAAGAAAGCAAGACCGGGTATTACAACGAGTCACCTGGCGCAATCCTCGATACCGCTAGGGCTAGGGTAAAGACGGAGGGGGGTAGCTACTGGGCAGGGCATAGGGGTAAGCTACTTAGACTTCGCAAAAGACCTAAACACAGAGCAACGTGGATCAAGTATGGATGGCGGGCTCAGCTACTATGGATGAGACTAAGCTGGCGTAGCCATTGGAGACCAGAGCTTGTCAATAAAATAGCTAAAGTAAAAAAGTTTGGACAAAAATAAATTGAAAATACATAATCAGTTTTTTTCTGTAATTCGCTCCGCATCCCGCGCAAGCATTTTCTTTTTTACAAGTAAGTCAGATTATTCGAGAATTGAGACCAATTGATTACTGAATCAATACAGAACTGGTTGGAAGAGCTGGACTTGAACCTGGAGCAAAAGGTTTTAGCCGGGCTGTGCCTCCAGCTGGCAAAGAGCTTCGACCAGCAGTCCAACACCTCGACCGCAGCCGAATTACGCAAGACTGTGCTCGAATTGAAGCGCTCTATTGGCGATGCAGCTCAATCTATTGATCCTTTGGAGAAGTTGCTAACCCGCTAATGCTTCAGCTACCCACGCTCTACACAGAACCGCTCTCGAAGGACTTTCCAACCGACGGCGATAAGCTAATCGAGTTCGCAGAGATAGCTTGGAAGTCCCCGGAGAACCCAGAAGGCTTACAGCTGGATGAGTGGCAAAAGTGGCTACTGCGAGCTATCCTCGAGCGCTATCCCGATGACAACCCAATGTATCCAGGCAGACTTCGCTATCGCCAGGTAGTTATCTCGGTCGGACGTCAGAACGGTAAGAGCCTTATCGCAGCTATGCTCGGACTCTACGGCTTGCTACTTCATGAGGTCGGGCCACAATGCATCAGCCTGGCATCAAGCACCGATCAGGCCAACATTGTTTACAACCGAGTTCTATACGTCATCAATAGCAATCAATTCCTAAAGAAGCGATTCAAGCGAGCTACTGAGACCCGAGGCATTGTCACCGCTGACGGTGGTGGCCGGTATGATGTAAAGGCTGCCAAAGAAGCCGCCCTTCAGGGTATCCCGATTAGTTTCTGTCTATTCGATGAGCTTCACCTTGCCAAAGAAGGTATGTGGTCTGCAGCTGTCCTTGGAACTTCTCAGCGTAAAGACGGAATCGTTGTTGGAATTACAACAGCCGGAGACCAAAACTCTAAGACTCTAATTGACCTTTATAAGTCTGGAACTTCTGCAGCTAACGGCGCTGAGGATCTAGAGCGCTTCGGTTTCTTTCTTTGGACAGCTCCGGACAACGCAGCCATCGATGACCCGAAAGCAATCATGGCAGCCAACCCTTCTGTTGCAGCGGGTCGCATTCAAATCGAGCAAGTCATCTCAGATCTAAAAACAATTCCAGAACATGAAGCCCGACGCTACCGCCTGAATCAATTCATCGCTGGAACCGCTAACTCATGGTTGCCAGGCAATTTGTTTAGAGCTGCAACTGGTCGAGGTGTGACCAATACTCAAAACGCCGTCTTTGCCGTAGACATTACAAAAAACTGGGGCCACGCTACAATCGCAATTGCTAACGAACATAATGGAGTTCAGGAAACGGAGCTAGTGATGTCACTAGTCAACCCAACCGAACAACAGCTTTTCAATGAGCTAACCAACTTGTACGCTAAGTTCAGTCCGCGAGCGATAGTGCTGGATGATCGTCAGCTACCTAGTTTGGCTAAGAGACTAAAACTCTCGGGCCATACGGTCTGGCAACTCTGGACAAAAGAAGTCTCTTCAGCATGCTCGGCTGTCTATGCTATGTTTAGCAACGGCCTCGTTAGGCACGCGAACGATCCCCTCCTCGTCGCTCAAATGCCTAACGGGGTCTCTAAATACACCGGGGAAACTTGGCTTATTAGTCGCAAGGAATCACTTGGGGACATCGATGCGCTAATGGCTACGGTCATGGCGCTGTACGTTTCTTCTCGAGCGCAACACGCTACAGTCGGAGTATTCTAGTCGGTCTGTGATACTATGATGTATCTATGGCATCTTTCTTTGACAGGCTTCTAGGACGTCCAGAGCGACGCGCAGTCCAGCCAACAATTCCAACCAGACACCCGGCGATAGTCACTCCATCTACCGCGTTGTCTCTAACAGCCGTTTACAGAGCTGTCCAGATCATCGGCACTCCAATTAGCAAGATGACCATCAATACTTACAGATTCGCGACAGGCATTGAACTAAAAGTTGAAAATCCTGTACTGGTAAACAACCCAAGCATCCAACAGAACCGTCGCGACTTTCTTTTCCAAACAGTTGCATCTCTAGCACTTGAAGGCAACGCTTACTGGTTGAAGAACTTTGGATCTAACGGACAGGTAAACAACCTGACCATTCTTCCAGCTTCAGCCGTACAACCAAGCTGGCCTAAGTTCAGAGATGGCACCACAGATTATTCAACAGTTGTTTACGACTACCTTGGTACTCGCTACACCGAGCGCGAGATTGAGCACCTAAGAATCTTTAGCCAAGCTGGACAGATTCTAGGCATTAGCCCAATCGCATCCTGCTACAAGGACATCAGCGCAGCTATAGATCTACGCGACTACGCCGGCAACTGGTTTACTGCAGCTGGAGTTCCAACCGGAGTGCTAAAGACTAACGCCATGCTAAACAAGGAAGATGCAGATCTTGTCACAGCTAACTGGCACAACAAGCAACAGAATCGCCAGGTTGCAGTTCTAGGAAACGGTTTCGAGTACCAGCAGATCGCGCTCTCCCCAAAGGACGCCCTCTTTACCGAAGTTCAGGATCAGCAGGTTCAGGCCGTTGCTCGCCTATTCGGTGTCCCAGCGCGACTGCTCCTGACTTCTGTGCCAGGTGCTTCAGACACCTACACAAACCTACAAGATGAGAACCAGGTGTTTTACCGTCACACATTGATGGCTTACACCGATGCAATTACCGACGCTCTAAGCAACTGCCTTCCACGTGGCAACCGGGTCGAGTTTGACTTCGAGCACCTATTCAAGGCAGATGTCGCAGCTCGCTACAACTATTACAAGGTAGCTATCGATGCCGGCATTCTGACCCCAGAAGAAGTAAGAACGAAAGAAGGACTAGATGTCTGAAATGATTACACGCGAGTTTCAGGCTCGACTTGACACACTTGAAGAAAGAACCATTGTCGGTCTAGCTGTGCCTTACGGACAAGAGATTGAACTTATGGGCAACATGAAAGAGCGTTTTGAGCCAGGCGCAATTGATGGCGTCGAAGATGTAAAGCTTTTCTATGGTCACGAAGAGCCAATTGGTAAAGTCATCGAGGGTCGCGAAACTCCAGAAGGCTACGAGATTGTTGCTCGAATCTCAGACACCCCTCGAGGCAACGAAGTTTACACACTACTTCAGGACGATGTTCTGAATCGCTTTTCGGTTGGATTCTTCCCGGTTGTAGATCGGAAAGAAGGCCAAACGATTGTTAGGGAACTAGTAGATCTCAAAGAGGTTTCAGTAGTTCCGTTCCCTGCCTTTGAAGGCGCAAAAATAACCGAAGTCCGCAGCGAAGCAGAGCCAGAGATGGTCGAGCCAACTGATGAGACTCCTATCGAAACAGAAAGTGAAACAATGTCAGAAAACATTGAACTTGACGTTCGCTCCGTTCAGGATGAGGTTGCAGAACTGCGCCGAGTCATTGAATCAGGCAAAGCAGTCGAGATGGCAACACCAGCAACACACAAGTTCCGCTCACAGGGCGAGTACGCAAAGGGTCTCCTATCTGGAGACGAGGACGCAAAGGCACTAGCCCGCGCAGCTTCAACTTCAGCAGATGCAGCAATCTTGCCTCCATTTGTTGGATACCTTGACACACTAATCAACAACAACCGCCCAACACTCTCAGCGTTCAACCGCGGAGCACTTCCAGCAAGCGGACTAGCTGTTGAGTACATCCAGATCGACAGCAACACTCTAGACGTCGATCTACAGGATCCAGAGAACGAAGCCCTAGCTTTTGGAAACATGAGCTTCGAGGTTATGTCTGCCGATGTTAAGACTTACGGTGGATACACCCAGTTCTCACGCCAGTACGTCGAGCGCGCAACAATCAACACTTTGGACCAGGTATTCCAGGGTCTAACAATTGCTTACGCGAATGCAACCAACAAGGTTGTTATTGACCTAATTGAAGGTCTTGACTACACCGGTAAGGTATTCCAGGCTCACACCAACGCTTCGACTGTTGCAAAGGGTATTGCAGAAGGATCTGCCTACATCTTCAACGCAACCGGTCTACGCCCACAGTTCATCGTTGCCGGTGTGACTGCTTACATCAACCTAGTTTCTATCGCAGCTACCGACGGCAGATTGAACCTATCTGCTAACGCTGACGGTGTAAACACAATTGGAAGCGCCAACATCCCAGGTCTAACCGCCTCATTGTTCGGTCTACCAATCATCGTTGACCCACAGCTAGCTGCAACAAACGCTCTACTAGCTAACTCAGCTGCTCTTACCTCATGGGAGTCTGCTGGTTCTCCAGTTCGACTAACCTCTGGTGACATCACAACCCTAGAGGACTCTGTATCTGTATACGGCTACATGGCTGTTGCAGCTCAGCGTCAGGGCGCTATCGTCTCGCTAGACACCGTAGCTTAATAGGATAAACACATGGCACACGGCGGTGAACCAAGTCTCGAGGACTTCAAGGCTTATGTTGGAACTGATGAAGATTCCGACTTTGTTGAAGAATGCCTAGAGGCCGGTAAGCAATTAGTTAACGCCTACATTGGCGAGGTCGAATCTGTACCTCACGATGTTCACGTTCAATCAATTCTTATCTGCTCTTCGGAGTTGTTTCACCGTCGTTCTGCCCCTAATGGAGTTGCTCAATTCGCAAGCTTGGATGGTTCCCCCATTAGAGTTGCCAAAGACCCTATGAACGCGGTTTATCCGTTGCTTCAGAGATTTGTTGGCTACGCGGTATGAGTGAAATCAATGCTCTCAAGGTTGAGTTCTCCCTCGAACTTGTGGGCGAAGGTTTGAATGTTTTGGAATATATCCCAGAGCGAATCACACCGCCGATTATTCTCATAAACGCTGCCCAGCCTTATCTCCAGACGGCTGAGTTTGGCGAATGGAGTTTGGGAGTTGAGTTGGTATTGGTAGCCTCTACTGCAACCAACAAGAAAGCTACAGAGAACTTAGATCAGCTAATCGAGGACACTTTGAACGCTATTACGCCTTTAAGTTATGCCAGAATTACCTCGGTCAACCAGCCTTACAATTTACAGACCAACAACGCTGAGTATTTAGCAGCAAACATTTACTGCCAGCTCAACTTAACAATTTAGAAAGGTAGCCATGCCGGCTTCAACTAGAATCAAAGCACAAAACATCCTTTTCAAGTTTGGCGCAACCGAGTACGCTTGCGACGCTAACCTTGTCCAGCTAACCCTTGATGACGCTCCTGGCGACGTCCAGACCTTCTGTGAAGTCCGCGTCGGTGGACAATGGACACTACAGCTAGACGGAATCGTATCCGGAGATGCTGCAAGCCTTTACCGCGTTCTTTGGGACAACTTTGGATCAACCGCCAACTTCACCATCGCACCTAACGGAAACGCAACTGCATCCTCAAGCGAACCTCACTACACCGGAGTGGTCACATTTGACCAGCTTCCTCCACTAGCTTTGGTAAGCAACGAGACCGCAGTATTCAGCGTGACTCTTACTGTAAAGAACACACCTCACACACCTGCTTCAGACATCTACTACGGTGTCACAGTAGACGTCACAGCTTAGTTATGGCTGATCCAGCTGGCATCAAAGTGGCTGGGCTCAAACAGGCTATAAAGGCTCTACAGGCTATCGGAGTTCCGGCTGCTGAGATAAAGGCAGCCGGCTCTGAGGCCGGTGAGTTAGTTGCAGGTCAAGCCCGAGCTTTAGCCCCGGTTAGATCGGGAGCCCTACGCAATAGCATTAGGGTTTCTAAGGCTTTGAACCGGGTATCGGTGTCGGCTGGTAATAACAAATCTGTACCTTATGCCAACCCTATTCATTGGGGCTGGTTCAAGCGCAACATCAAGCCACAGCCTTTCTTTGTAAAGGCTTTAGGCATTACGCGCGATGAGGTCTACCAGAACTACTACAGAAGTTTGGATAAGCTAATAGCAAGTAAAGCCACGAAAGGAATACCCACAGAATGAACGCATTTGATTTTGAAAGCCTGACTCTCGAAGAAGTAGAGATCATCGAGAACCTGACAGGCGAAAGCATCGACAACGCCTTTGGCAACGGAAAGCCTAAAGGCAAGGCACTAAAAAGCTTTATCTGGGTTGTAATGAAAAGGGATAACCCTAAGTTTACAATCGAGGAAGCAAGTAAGTTCACACTTAGCCAGGCTCTAGCCATGGTTCAGGGTGATGAAGCAAAAAAAGAATAAGGAAGCACGCAGCTCAAAGAATGGCTAGGTTCTGCCAGGCATTCAACATTAGCCCTTCGGAGTATAAAGCTCTGACAATGACAGAGTTCGCAGCCTTCCTAAAAGTTTTGGAAGATGGTATTGATCAATGAGCCTAGTCCTCAATGTAGAAATCCTCGGTGAGTTCAAGAAGCTTACGGCTGCTACTCAGGGCGCGAACAAGCAACTTTCTGGCTTGCAGGGAGCTGCCAAGAAGATTAGCTCTGGCATCGGTAAAGCCTTCGCAACCATTGGTGTTGGTTTATCTTTCGCCTTTATTGCTAGAGAATTAGAGCAAGCCTCTAAAGCTGCAGTTGAAGATGCTAAAAGCCAGGGCCTATTAGCCACAGCCCTAAAGAACACAACCGGAGCTAACAACGCTCAAATCAGTTCTGTTGAAAAGGCAATTGGCAAGATGTCAATTCAGGCTGCAGTTGCCGACGATCAGCTAAGACCGGCTTTCGCACAACTAGCTCGAGCAACCGGAGATGTTGAGAAGTCAACAAAACTAATGAGCTTGGCCCTCGATGTCTCGGCTGGAACCGGTAAGAGCCTTGATGTTGTTGTAAAGGCATTGTCCAGAGCTGTTGGGCCAGATGGAACTACAGGAGCCCTGGAAAGACTTGCCCCGGCAATCAAGGGAGCCTCAGATCCACTAGCAGAGCTCGAGCGCCTATTTGCAGGAAGCGCAGAGAAGGCAGCTAACCTCGATCCTTACCAAAGACTAAACGTAGCCCTTGGAGAAATCTCAGAATCACTTGGAACGCTTGTAGTGCCTTTGGTCGAAGCTTTCGCAGTTGCAATTGTTGACATACTTCCCAAGGTTCAAAACTTCTTCAGCGTATTGAACAATGCTCTAAACAGCCCTCAGGTTCAGAAGGCTTTTGAATCTTTGAATAAGTCTTTTGGAGACCTTGGTGCATCTCTAGCAAAACTCTTTGGGATAACCGCTGGGCCAGAAGCTAAGGGCTTTATTGGTTTCTTTGTTGTTATGTCCGGAATCCTCGAGGGCATTGTAAAGACCGTCGATCTAATGGTTCAAGGCTTTAAGAATGCATTCCCAATTTTTAGAATCTTCTCTGATCTAGTAAACACAATCTCTACTGGCTTAGTTGGTATTTCTGGTTATCAGGCACCAACAATTCCTGGACAAATCTCTACACCTCAGAGCGCCGTTGCTCCAACCACTCCAAAGAACGTGACCATCAACATCAATAAAGGCAACGTGACAGCTAAAGAAATTGCCAACGCAGTCAACAAGGGAACTAAAAGCACAGGAGCCCCAAGCATTACCGGCGCAGCACTTAGGGCTATTGGCGCACGATGATCTCAAACTTTAGCCTCCAAGACAATCTCTTTGTCGAGTTTCTACTTCCAGACGAGGATGGCAATAGCTTTATCCTTGGAATTAGCACGCTTGGTTCTGATGATGTTCTCGGTGGCTATGGTGAGTTTGTTATTGGAGTATCGCTTATCGGTGGCGATGATGTTCTAGCTCCTAGCTCAGGTCTAAAGTGGCAAGACGTTGCTTGCGAGACTGCTAACGCATCTATCTCAATCGGTGGATCTATCAATGACGCAATCTACTTCCAGCCTCAACCGGCCACAGCTAACCTAACTCTTCAAAGCTACGATCTAGACCCAACCGTAAACAAGAACATTAGAGCTAATACAAAGATTCGAGTTCGCCTAGACTCCGAAGAAATTGACCGAGTTCTATTCATTGGCTACATCGATACAATTGATGTCACCTATTATCCCGATGGCCCAAATCTGATTCGCATAACTGCTTATGACATTTACAAGTCTTTGGTAAACCTAAGAATCGCAGATTGGGATACAACAATTCTGCCAGCGGGCTATGCGACTACCGACGATGTATTTGAGCTTATTGCGCTAGAAACCGGTATTGGTCTATCTGCTAATTCACAACCGACTGTCGGTAAAATCCCAGCTGTTCAAATTGACAACGTGCTAGTTCCCGATGTAATCAATGACGCCATCGATGTTGGTTTGGCTGTTGTTTGGATTGACCAGGAGACCGAAGAGCTTACTGTTATTCCAAGACCGACATCTTCTAACGGCACTTCAACAACTTACGTAGTTGGCAACAACCACTCTTCAGACCCTTATCACTTGTGCCTAGCCGAGATAAATGTGAGCTCCGATGCTGACGCTGTTTATAACTCGCTCTATGTAGCTCTAAAATCAGATGACACTACATTTGTATTCCGTAAGGATCAGGATTCGATTGACCTCTATGGAGAGTCTGCAATCGATGTATCAATAAACACTACCGACGCAACCGAGTTAGCTCGATGGGCAAACGCTGTTTACATCCAAGCTCCAACCAAGCTAGTTAGCCAGGTAGTCACTCCAACTAAGGACAGGCTGGGCAATCTAACAGCTGCAGCGGTGTTTACACCGGGTTCTTTGGTCGGGGTCAGTTATACTACTAACCAGCTGGACATTGTGGGATACTACACTGTCATTCGCGTCAGTCACGAAATTGACGTCAATAACTGGTTCACAACTCTAGAACTTTGGAAGGAAGCCTAATGGCTTATAAAGTATTCTCAAACGGAAGCGTTCTAAACGCTTCAGATCTAAATGACTATCTAATGAACCAGTCTGTCATGGTATTTAGCAGCTCGGCTGCTCGAGCATCAGCTCTAACATCCCCAATCGAGGGAATGCTTACCTGGTTGCAGGATGTAAACCGCTACCAGTTCTACTCAGGCACAGCTTGGGTCGATCTAACTGACGAAGCTTCGGGCTGGTCTGACAAGTCTGCTAACTACTCTGTTGTTGCAGCCGACCTTGGAACCACAATTCGCTCAACCTCAACAGCCATCACAATCACGATTGACAACGTGCTAACTCAGCAGGGCGATCGCATCGACTTTATCCAGGCAGGAGCCGGTCAGATTACATTTGCAGCGGGCGCTGGAGTGACCCTATCTTCAGCCGATGCAAAACTAAAGACAGCTAAGCAATACGCTGCAGCCTCCGTTGTATTCGGTGGCTCAGGCGTTTATTACTTGATTGGAAACCTAGGCTAAACATGCTTATTCCATTGGGCTTCCTGGCTAGTGCTAGTGGGGGTGTAGATAGTGACTTTGAGCTAATCTCTACTGCTTTTGGCACAGGCTCGTCAGGAGTCATTGACTTTACCTCTATCCCTGCAACTTACAAACACTTGCAAATAAGATACACAGCTAAAAACTCATCAAGTGCTACACAAATAAATATTACAATGAACGGCGTGACCTCTGGTGTTTACATGAGGCATAGCTTGCTTGGTAATGGTTCCGCAGTTAGCGCAACAGCCAGCTCAACTTCTCAAACGGCAATTCAGTTAGTCGAGTCAATGGCTAGTAGCACCACTGCTAGCGCTGTGGCCGCAGGTGTAATTGACATTTTGGATTACAGCAGTACATCAAAGAACACAACCCTCAGAGCTTTGTACGGTATGGCAGACAACATAAACAGGATTTACTTGTCGAGTGGTCTTTACAATCAAACTACTGCTGTTTCATCTTTGACTCTGACCGCTTCCGCTAATAACTTTGCTGCTCTTAGTCGCTTCTCTCTCTACGGAATAAAGGGATAACAATGCCAACACCTACTTATACACCTTTAGCTACTGTGACTCTAGCCTCAGCAACAGCTTCAGTTGTCTTTTCTTCCATTCCAGCAACTTACCGAGATTTGATTTTGATTGTAAACGGAACCGAAAACGCTAACCAATACATAGCCGTTAGGTACAATTCCGATACCGGTTCTAATTACTCCTATGTCAGAATGACAGACGGCCCTGCTTCTGCTTCTGGAACCGAAAGCTTTGGTCGTTTAGGTGTTGGTGACCCAACTGCCAGATTCTTAGTTATTACTCAAATTATGGATTACTCAGCAACCGATAAGCACAAGACTTGGCTTAGCCGTTCCAACATTCCTGCTAACTTCGTTGGTGCTATCGCTGGTCGTTGGGCTAACACCGGAGCTATTACTTCTGTGAATGTACTAACAACAACAGCAGATACCTATGCCATTGGTACAACCTTTAGCCTTTACGCGGTGATTTCCTAATGAAACTTATTGAATCTAAAACCCTAGGTACTGCTGCTGCCTCGATTGAGTTCACCTCAATACCGCAAGATGGGACTGACCTTGTTGCTCTTTACAGCATCAGGGCAACAGCCGATACTGACACATTTAACCTAAAGCTGAATGGCTCATCAGCAAACTTTACTCAAAGATACCTAAGAGCTGAGGTTGGTTCAGTAAACTCTTCCTCACGAAGCGATAACAACTTTGTGACATCTATACCCAAAAGCGGATTCACCGCCAACACCTTTTCCAACGGCTCTCTATACATTCCCAACTACACTTCAAGCTCAAACAAGTCCATAAGCGAGGATACAGTGTCCGAGAACAACGCTACCGATGGAAGGCTAAAAATAAACTCTGCTTTGTGGAGCAACTCTGCTGCTATTACATCTATCACCTTTGAAGCCTTTACTGGCAACTTGGAGACTGGTTCAACAATCTCTTTATACAAAATCACAAAAGGCTCTGACGGAATAGTCACCACTAGCTAACAAGAAAGAATAATCATGGCAAAAGCAACAGTAGAAGTTCCAACCAAAGTGATTGTTGATTGCTCTACCGGTCAATCTACAATCGTTCCATTGACAGAAGAAGAACTCGCTCAGCGAGAGACAGACAGGTTGGCCTGGGAAGCCCAAGAAGCAAAGCGCCTGGCAGAACTAGAAGCTAAGTCAACAGCTGAAGCAAGCGCAATCTCAAAGCTAGAAGCACTTGGCCTAACAGCTGAGGAAATCGCAGCTCTCAAAGGCTAGTAATGGCGGAAGAAACAACAGGCGTCCGCATAACTCAAAATGCCATCTACGCTAAACAGCTAGAGCATGGAGAGACCCTTATCAAGATTCTCGAAAAGCTAGATCACCTGGACGATGTACCAGACAGGCTCAGAGAGGTCGAATTGACTTTGGCACGTTTAGCCTGGATTGAGCGAATTGCTTACACCGGACTAAGTGCCGGTCTGCTTGGACTTATCTCTGCAGTTTTTGGATTGGTTATAAAATGAGATTACCTTTCAATAAGCCAATTCCAAAAGTGACCTACGGTTTTGGATGGAGGGTGCATCCAATCGAGAACATCCGCAAGCATCACAACGGAGTCGATTATGCAGCTGCAATTGGAACGCCTGTTTACGCAATTGCCGACGGCAAGGTTATCTTTTCTGGCCCATCGAGCATCAAAGGATCTAACGGCGAACCTGGTGGCGGTGGCTACATCATTAAGATTAGACACAGGGTTGAGGGTAAGTGGATCACCTCTAGCTATATGCACCTCAACAAAGGCTCACTAAAAGTTTTCAAAGGCGAGCAAGTCACAGAAGGACAGCTAATAGCCAAGTCTGGAAACTCCGGTGCATCGACCGGCCCGCATCTACACTTTGAAATTCAAAACGGTAAGGACTACGTTTGGAGTCTTACCGGAGCTAGATACGAAGAACCAATCAGCTACATCAAAACTAGGAGCAACAAGTGAAAGCCTTTATTCAAAAACTAAAAAACGAAGAAACCATCAAGCAACTAAAGGCAGCGCTTTGGTCATACCTGCGAGCTGCAATTGCTTCTGTTGGAGCTATGTTGTTGGCTGGCGTCGAAGATCCAGGCAAGATTACTATGTCCGCAATTTTAGGTGGCATACTGGGCCCGCTTATCAAAGCCTTAGATCCTAACCAGGACGAATATGGAATTGGTGCCAAGGTAGAGGACGCACTCAAGCCTGAGAAGTAAATTAGACACCCCGGAACCGTCCCTGTAATGCTTTGGCATAGATCACACGGCCGGGGTTTTGTCTTAGCTACTTACTAGAATCGCAACATGACCATCACAGAAAAGATTGAAGCTTTAGGCTTCGGAAGGTACTTGGGCACCTTTGAGCCCAACTCAGCCGAATGGCACGCAGCCCGAGAGGGCATCGGTGGATCAGACATCGGCGCAGTAATGAATAAGAACCCCTGGAAGTCTGCCTATCGACTCTGGGCTGAAAAGACCGGCCAGCTAAGCGATGACCTAGAACCATCGATGCCGATGAAACTGGGCACAGCTTTTGAAGCTCCTATTCGAGATTTGTTTAGAGAGCAAAACGAAGGCTGGCTAACCGTACATGAAACAGGCACCTGGCAGAGCGTTGCTAACCCAATCCTGAAAGCCAACCCTGATGGCATTATTGAATGGGCAGATGGCAAGCTCGGAGTGCTGGAGATCAAGTTCACCAGGCAATACTGGGATGAGCTACCAGAGCACTATAACCTTCAGGTTCAACATTACCTTCAAGTCCTTGGTTTAGAGCGGGGTGTGGTCGTAGCGGTCGCAGGAGGCGAATGGAAGGAGTTTGAGGTCGTTTGGGATGATTCCCTTGCCAAGGAGATGAAACAGGCTGTACGAGCCTTCTGTGGCTTCCTAGATACCAATACCGCTCCAGACTACGACGGCAGCGATTCTACTTACGAAGCTGTCAGGGAACTTTCTGAAGGTTTACAAGAAGGCGAAATTGAGCTTGGATCCTTATGGTCTAACTTGCTTTCAACTAAGACTCAGGCCGAGTATTGGGACAACGCGCTGAAGGCTCAGAAGGCAGCGGTACTTGCTTTCATGAACGGAATCAAATACGGTCTCTACCAGGGCGAAAAGGTAATTTCACTTCAAGCTCGAAATGCAAAACCCTTTATCACATTCAAATAGGAGAAAACACAGATGGCATTTGACCTTTCAAACTACGAAACCGTGGCCGATCGTATCCAAAAGTTTTGGAAAACTTGGCCTCAGGGCAGAATCATTACTGAAATAAAACTAATAAACGAAACTGAAGTTGTAGTGCAAGCTTCAATCTTTACTGACCGGGAAGATCCTAGACCTGCCTCGGTTGATTGGGCACATGAAACTCGAGGCTCAAGCCACATCAATCGGGCAAGCTTTTTGGAGAACTGCGCCAGCTCTGCAATAGGTCGTGGACTCGCAACTCTTGGATTAAGCACATCGAAGAATCGCCCATCCAGGGAAGAGATGATTAAGGCAACGAGGGAATC